AAATAAAAACAACTCACACAGACAAATACGAAAGCAAACAAGTTTACAAGCAATCAAGCATTCAAGCATTTATAGTTTGATACAGCAGTTCTGCAAGTGACTTATTTCTTTCCGCTAAGCCTACTCAACGTGAAATTAGTTCATTTTGAAACGCAGCTTAACGTTATCTATTTCTTAAAACTATTCATCATAAAATGGCAATCCGCGTCTCTTTCCCGTGCTTCTACAACACTCACAACTCTACACTATCTGAGTGCAAATCGGTAACTATGAGCATATGCTTTGGTAGTCTGAAGCCAAAGCAGATTGATTGGAATGAAGCATCCAACAATTTACTGAAGGAGTATGATGATAAGATGGATGCCTTTGAAAAGGATTGTGAAAAGTTTGCTCGTGAAATGAGTGGACAAAGGGCTGTTCTTAAAGGGGGTGTTTACAAATATGCTCCAAAAACAAGAGCGCAACTTCGCAAAGAGAGGAAGCACAATCGCATTCTTGAGGAAAGAGCTGAATTCCTCAATGGGAAGGACTCAATCATTACAGGAATGGTCTTCCCTGTTGAAGCTAGGAAGGCACAAACAGAAGAAGCTCCATTCAAATATCCTCCCATTGTTCAGAGAAAACCGAGGAAAACACCACACATGAACTATGTCACACTGAATGACACTCAGTTCGACCAATTTACCAGGGAGCTAATTAACGCTTGCGAAGCAACCTCGCAACCAATGGAGATAATTGGTAAAAGGAAGGTTAGAGTACAAGCACGGGTCACACGCCTATTCTCAAATACTAGGTGCCTTCAGGTGGTGACAAAACACCACAAAGGTAAGCTATGTGAAATCGATGTCCCTAATATGCGTGGGATAGAGAATTCACTTGGCCATTTAGCACAAGCTGCGTGGAAGGGCGGTTTCGTGAATGAAGAGAGACTTGGATATGGGACTAGTGGTTGCTGCATACCTCATGGCTTGCTCAAAGGTAGAACTTTCGATGGTGGCTTCGATTTCTTCATTGTGCGTGGTAGATATGGGCCACTTTTAATGGATTCGACTAGGTATACACCAAAGCAGGTGCTTGCAGATATCCAACACTACTCAGCTGGAGATAAGTTTTGGAGTGGATTTGATCAGGCATTCCGAGCACACCGCACAACACCAGTGATACACAGCGGAATGAACACACTTGATGTTACACAGTGTGGTGAAGTTGCGGCAATCCTTTGTCAAGCTCTAATGCCCTGTTGTCGCATAACATGCACTGTCTGTGCCACCACTAACGCGGATATCACTCAGCTTGAATTGCGTGAGCGCATTGCACATTCAATCAAAGGAAGCATTTCAGAGTTAAGTGAGAAATATCCAGCTTTTCCACACGCTGTTAGATTTCTAAAGGATTATTTGATCTCTCTAAACAATCTTAATCCAAATAGAGAGGCTAGTGGTAAAGTTCACTTTTTGATTGGAGACAGGAAGGAACAACCCTTTTCCCACATACTAGCAGTGAATGAAACATTGATTAAGGGAGGAAGAGCAACAAGTGACGAATTTGCACATGCATCCGATGAATTACTCCAATTGGCAAGGTTTCACAAGAATCGGGTTGAGTCACTCAAGAAGGGATCGCTCCATTTATTTAGAAACAAAGCAGCTTCAAAAGCGCACATTAATCCATCTTTGATGTGTGATAATCAGCTCGATGCGAATGGGAACTTTGTGTGGGGAAAACGTGGTTACCACGCAAAAAGATTCTTTGCGAATTATTTCGATCGAATCGAACCCACAAGTGGATATGATAAGTACGTAATTCGCAAATTTCCAAATGGTTCAAGAAAGCTGGCTATTGGTAATTTAATTCTCTCCACGAACTTGGATGAACTTAGAAAGCAGCTCCAAGGAGAGAGTATTCAAACATATCCTTTGACTCAGCAGTGTGTAAGCAAGAGGAATGAGACATTTATTTATCCATGCTGCTGTGTCACATATGATGATGGAAGCCCAATGCTCTCTGAATATAAAGCTCCAACAAAGAATCATTTAGTTCTTGGTAATTCAGGAGATTTTAAATATCTTGATCTACCGACAGAGATAAGTGAAAATTTGTACATAGCAAAGGAAGGCTACTGTTACATCAATATTTTCTTATCAATGTTGGTTGAAGTCGATGAAAATGAAGCCAAGGACTATACTAAGTGGGTCAGAGACATAGTGGTGCAGCAACTCGGACAGTGGCCGACAATGACTGATGTGGCTTTAGCTTGCTACCAGCTCTCAGTGTTGTTTCCATCGACACGCTCTGCTGAGCTACCCAGAATTTTAGTTGACCACAAAACTAAAACGATGCATGTTATCGATTCATTTGGATCACTAACAACTGGGTACCACATCCTCAAAGCTAACACTGTTAGTCAATTATTGATGTTCGCAAGCGACACATTAGAGTCAGAGATGAGAATGTACCGTGTTGGAGGTAGTGACCCACGAACTCTTACCGACTATAGAAAGCGGCTTTTTCAATCAGTGTACAAACCAGCAGTTTTCAAACAATTAATGCTTGAAGAACCTGTCATCCTCACACTAGCAATAGCTTCACCAACACTGCTAAGTGAGTTTTACCACAATGTAAGCTTACACAGAGCCATGGGCCTCGTTGGGCAAGCAGAGATGCCAGTGAGAATTGCAGTAACTCATATTGTTGAATTGGCTAAGAAGGTAACTCGAGCTGAATCATTATACGAACAATCTGCAATTATTGAGTCAAATGCTCAGGAACTGTATGCGATACTGGATTCAGTACCCTACAAAACAGAAGCTCTTGAACATATCCTGGCGTACTTGCTGACCGTTGTACTTGATGCCGACAGTGACGCAACGTTGGAGGATATTGGTTTCAGAACGTTAAAATATAAGTCCCTTAGTGTGCTTGAAAAAATCTGCAGGGACGATTTGGATGCACAATGGAGAGATTTAAGCTTGTCTGCAAAATCTCGTATAACTTGGCAATCATTAAGATCAAGAAAGTCATGTACAGGCGGCTTGCGCGACACCGCTTGCAGCATTTTCAAGAAAGTTTTCGAGTCTTCCACAGCATATGTACAGGGCAAGGCTCAGAAGATACCAGCGCCTTTTATGTACATGTTATCTAAGGCAAGTAAATCTGCTAGTTACATTCGTTCTTCAGTGCTTAATAGGATGTACAGCTACATAGCTTATAGCTTTCATGATGCATTTCAATTTATACACACCCTTGCTATCCTTAGTGTTTTGCTAACTATATATACTAACATACTAAACATTAGGAATCTGAATAAAAAGAGAGCTTTGCTACTCGTGAAGGAGGCAGATAGGTTGAAGAGTGAGCGTATTGAGCGTTGCTTCGAAGAAATTAGCAAGAAATTGAATGGCGCACCAACAGAACAGCAATTCGTCCAGTTCATTCAAGAGAAAGATCCGCAAGCTCTTCAATATTATTCGGAACAGAACGATGGTGTGAAGCATCAAGCGAGCAAGAGACCAGCCGAAGCTAAGCTTGAACAGATCGTAGCTTTTGTCGCACTTATGATGATGGTTTTTGATACTGATAGAAGCGACTGTGTCTACAAAGTGCTCAATAAGCTCAAGAATGTCATGGGAGTTGTTGATAATGACGCAGTCAATCATCAGAGCATTGACACGATTTTGGATGATTTTGAGAGCAAGAATGAAATGATCGAGTTCGAGCTCACGGCACCTGATGCAAAATCCCTTGCATATAAATCATCAACATTCCAGAAGTGGTGGGACAATCAGATCAGCACGAATAATGTTATATCACACTATAGAACTGAGGGGCATTTCATTCAGTTCACACGGGAGACTTCGGCCCAAGTTGCCAGTGATATTAGCAGTAGTGAAATCCGTGATTTTCTGATCAGAGGTCCAGTGGGTTCTGGAAAATCAACTGGTCTGCCTAGTCTACTATGCAAGAAGGGAAGGGTTCTATTGCTTGAGCCAACAAGGCCATTAGCTGAAAATGTGCATGCTCAACTCAGTTCAGCACCATTTCACTTAAATCCAACTTTGATGATGAGGAATAAATCCGTGTTTGGTTCCACTCCGATCTCTGTAATGACAAGTGGCTATGCCCTGCATTATCTTGCAAACAACGCACATAGGCTTAAAGAGTTTAGTTTCATTATATTTGATGAATGCCATGTGTTAGATGCTAGTGCTATGGCATTCAGAAGTCTACTTGCTGATCGTGCGTTTGAAGGAAAGATACTGAAAGTGTCAGCAACACCACCGGGGAGAGAAACTGAATTCACAACTCAATTTCCAGTGAAACTCAGAACAGAGGATCACCTGAGTTTCCAGCAATTTGTGGACGCACAAGGAACAGGATCAAATGCTGATGTAATAAGTGATGCAGACAACATATTAGTGTATGTTGCGAGTTACAACGAAGTGGATCAATTGTCGAAAATGCTAGTTGAGAGACATCACAAGGTCACAAAAGTGGATGGGAGAACAATGAAGTCTGGCGCTGTGGAGATAAAGACTGTCGGAACAAAGCAACGAAAGCACTTCATTGTTGCAACAAATATCATTGAGAATGGTGTGACTCTGGACATTGAGGCTGTTGTGGATTTCGGTCAAAAAGTTGGAGCTGATGTACGATCTGATGAACGCATGATCTGCTATACAAAAGGAGCTATTAACTATGGAGAAAGAGTGCAGCGTCTTGGAAGAGTTGGGCGAACAAAGCCTGGTTGTGCCCTGCGGATTGGGCACACGAACAAAGGAATTGAGGCAATACCAACCGTTATTGCTAATGAAGCGGCGTTTCTTTGCTTCATCTATGGGTTACCAGTCATGACAGCACAGGTTAGCACCAGCTTGCTTAGCTCTTGTACAGTTCAACAAGCGCGGACTCTAGCATTGTTTGAGCTGCCATTTTACTTCTTGCAGGACTTTGTCGCGGCTGACGGCTCTATGCACCCAGCAGTGCATGCACTTGTGAAGAAGTTTAAACTGCGCGAGAGTGAAGTGATATTGAACAAATTGGCAATTCCTCACGCAGCTGTCAACAAATGGATGTCAGTCCGTGAATACAATCAATGCTCGAAGCAGATGGATCTAGATCCTGATATCAAGTTGTCGTTCCTCGTAAAGGAAGTGCCTGAGAGTTTGTACGAAAAGTTGTGGCACTGTGTTCAATCACATAGAGGAGATGCTGGTTTTAAGAAGATAGCTACACATAATGCAGCAAAAATTGCTCATAAACTGAGAGCTGATAATGCATCTATCCAAAGAACAGTATGCTCATCGATCAATGATGCTGCAGAGATGCAAAAGAAGGAGCACTTCGACTCGCTTGTCAATGCTAATACTACATCACTAAGCTTTTCACTGCAGTCAATTAGCAACATGATCAGATCGAGGTACGCTAAGGACTATTCAGTTCAGAATCTCAGCATACTGCACGAAGCAAGAGCCCAACTAGTTGAATTCAACAATCTCTATTCAGAGGACATAATCAGTGGGGCGGCATCAATATGGACAATGCGTGACAGTATTGTCGAGTGCGGCGCTATGGAAACTGTCATGTATCAGAGTACAGAAGAGATTGGGAAGTTCCTTGGTTTGAAGGGCTTCTGGAACAAGAAGTTGCTCACTCGCGATGTGTTGATTGGTGCTGGTGTGGCTTGTGGAGGTGCTTGGATGCTATATCAGTTTGTTATGGATTCATTTGGAGATGACGTGTCACACCAGGCGCAGGGCAGAAACAAGAGACAGAAACAAAAACTAAAGTTTAGAGATGCGCGAGATGCGAAGCTTGGGAGAGTTGTCATTGACGATGATTCAGGTGCAATTGAACACTTCTTTGGGAGCGCATACACAAAGAAGGGTAAATCAAAAGGAAAGACCCATGGTATGGGAAAGAAGAATCGCAGATTTGTCAACATGTATGGCTTTGACCCTACTGAATATTCCTTTGTCCGATTTGTTGATCCAATCACTGGTGAAATGCTTGATGAAAGTGTCATGGCAGATATCATGTTGGTGCAGGAGCACTTCGATGATTTACGCCATGAGTACATATCAGAAGACAAAATTGGGGTACAGGCACTCTATAAAAATCCTGGAATCCAAGCATATTTTGTTAAGGATAAAGTTTCGCCCGTTCTCAAAGTGGACTTGACACAGCATGAGCCTCTTAAAGTGTGTGATAATTCAGCAACCATAGCTGGTTATCCAGAACACAAAGGAATGTTGAGACAGACAGGTCAAGCAACTCTAGTTACACATGCAGAACTCCCAAGTTCAGAGAAGGTTGAGCATGAGGCAAAGTCTCTGAACAAAGGTTTGCGTGATCACAATCAGATCTCCAAAGTGGTGTGCAAACTCGAAAATGAATCAGATTCTTATGTTACATCGATACATGGGGTTGGATTTGGATCGGTGATTATCACAAATCGGCATTTGATGAAACGCAACAATGGTCAGCTTCGGGTGAAAACTGCGCATGGTGACTTTAAGATTGCAAACACTAAGGAGATGCGTATACACCCAGTGGACAAACATGACCTGATTTTGGTGAGACTGCCAAAGGACTTCCCACCTTTCCCCACAAAGATTAAGTTTAGAGAACCTAAGCTCACTGATTCAATTTGTTTGATAGGCTCGAACTTTCAAGAACGATTCCTTAGCAGCCTAGTGTCAGCATCAAGTGAAACTTCACCAGTTGAGAATTCTAAGTTTTGGCGACACTGGATCGACACTAAGGATGGTCATTGTGGTTTGCCTCTTGTTTCAACTAATGATGGTGCAATAGTTGGGTTCCACAGTTTAACAAGTATGAACACAGACCAAAACTACTTCGCATCCGTTCCGAGTGATCTGGCACAAATGATCAAGGATTTTGAAACATTGGAATGGAGGAAGTGCTGGGTCTATAATCCAAATGAAATTGGCTGGGGCTCTCTGAAACTACAACAAGATAAGCCTGGTGGGATGTTTAAAGTTGATAAACTCATTGAGGATCTTCAATCCACATTTGTGCAGGAGCAAGGAGAAGAAAAATGGTTGTATGCACAGCTTTATGGTAATTTGAAAGCTGTTGGAAAAAGCGAGAGCCAATTAGAGACTAAGCATGTGGGGAAAGGACAGTGCCCATTGTTCCAGCTGTATCTCTCGACACATAAAGAAGCAAAAGAGTATTTCAAGCCACTTATGGGAGCATACGCAAAAAGCAGGCTTAATCGAATTGCATATGCAAAGGACATTTTAAGTATGCAACGGAAATTGAAGTGGGCAAAGTTGGATGTGGCATGTTTGGAATTGGCAGTCGAGGACGTCATATGTGATTTACATGCTGTGAACTTCACAACATGTGAATACATAACAGATGAGGAACAGATATTTCAATCTCTCAACATGAAATCGGCTGTTGGAGCAATGTACAGAGGTAAGAAGCGGGACTACTTCGAGACATACACAACTGAGGACAAAGAAAGAATTCTTTATGAAAGTTGTCTCAGACTGTACACAGGTAAACTTGGGATTTGGAACGGTTCAATCAAGGCCGAACTTCGCCCAATGGAGAAAGTTCAAGCAAACAAGACGAGAACATTCACAGCTGCTCCAATTGATACGCTTTTGGCTGGAAAGGTGTGTGTTGATGACTTCAACAATCAATTTTACTCAAAGCACACAATAGCACCCTGGAGTGTGGGTATTTCCAAGTTCTCTGGTGGCTGGGATAAGCTTCTCAGAAAATTACCTGATGGTTGGATCTATTGCAGTGCCGATGGGAGCCGTTTTGATAGCTCGTTGACTCCTTATTTGATTAACGCTGTTGCACAGATCAGGTTAGCATTCATGGAGAAGTGGGACATAGGTGAACAAATGATCAAGAACCTCTATGCCGAAATCATTTACACACCTATACTTACAGCTGATGGCACAATTGTGAAGAAGTTCAAAGGTAATAACTCTGGGCAGCCGTCAACTGTTGTTGATAACACTCTCATGGTCTTAATTGCTATGAGATATTCATTAAGGCGGCTTGGCATGAACTACAAGGATCAAATCAAAAGGTGTGTCTTCTTTGCAAATGGAGATGACCTCATAGTGGCTGTCAGACATGAGGATGAATGGGTACTTGACTCTTTACAAGCACCCTTCCAAGAGCTTGGATTATCATATAATTTCGATGATAGAACCACGAATAGATCAGAACTTTGGTTTATGTCACACCAAGGCAAACTGATAGAGGATATGTACATCCCAAAGCTTGAAGAGGAACGTATTGTTTCAATCTTAGAGTGGGACCGAGCTGAGCAGCCAGAACACAGGTTAGAGGCAATTTGCGCTGCAATGATTGAAGCATGGGGTCATAGTGAATTACTGCACAACATCCGTTTATTTTATAAATGGATAATCGAACAGGCACCCTATTCAATGCTTGTAGCAAATGGAAAAGCTCCGTACATATCAGAAGTGGCATTAAGAAGGCTATATACAAATGGAGAGAATGATGACGATGTCAGTGAATATTTGAAAGCTCTCTCCAGGAGTCAGAAAGAAATTGAGAGGCTTGAAGGTGATGACTTTGTTCTACACCAAGCTGGTGAGACTATCGATGCAGGAAAGAGTTCAGGCAAAGAAGTGACAGCATCAAAACAACCGACTACCAGTCAGCCAACAGAAGCAAAGACTGTTCTAGATCGAGACGTCAATGCAGGAACACAGGGGACTTTCACAATACCAAGGCTTAAAGGAATGTCTTCGAAATTGACTCTACCCAAAGTCAGTTCTCAAAGTGTTGTAAATCTAGAACATCTGTTGAATTATAAGCCGGATCAAGTTCATCTAAGCAATACACGGGCATTACAGTCACAATTTGCTTCCTGGTATAATGGGGTAAAGAATGACTATGATGTTGATGATGAACAGATGAAAATTATCTTGAATGGCTTAATGGTTTGGTGTATAGAAAATGGGACATCGCCTAACATCAACGGGATGTGGGTGATGGTTGATGGTGAAGAGCAGATTGAATATCCAATTAAGCCATTGATTGACCATGCCAAACCTTCATTTAGACAAATCATGGCGCATTTCAGTAACCTGGCTGAAGCGTACATTGAGAAGCGCAATTCGGAGAAGTCTTATATGCCAAGATATGGACTTCAAAGAAATCTTACCGATATGTCATTAGCGCGATATGCTTTTGATTTCTATGAAATGACATCAAAAACTCCCGTTCGAGCACGTGAAGCTCATATTCAAATGAAGGCTGCAGCTTTGCGCAATGCCAACAATCGAATGTTCGGACTGGACGGTAAGGTAGGCACACAGGAGGAGGATACCGAAAGGCACACTGCTGAAGATGTGAACAGGAATATGCACAATCTTCTTGGTGTTCGAGGAGTATGAGTACTTACTTTTATATAATAGTAAACAATACATATATAGTATATAATAGCTTGGTCTATGTTTCTGGGTTCGTGTATTCCTCAGTGTGGTTTCCACCATAGGTTACTCGAGACTAGTTTCCTACTATATATTTGGCCAGTGTTGGTTTCATTTTGTCTTACTAAAGTGTGAACTTTCACGGTGGTGGTTTGACATTTTGTTGCCACGCTAGCTTAATAAAGTGTTTTGTTTAGTATTTTATAACTAAGTAACTGTGTAACCCTGCCGGCTTTAGCGTGGTTATACCACCTGATAGAGTCTGGCGGCAAAAATTATGTTTATGGCTTGCAGTGAGTGAGGTCGTACCTCGTCTACAAGCGGTTTCATAATTGGCGCT